ATACAGCAATACCATCAAAAGCAGATATGAATTTAAAGCTTTATGCTTACAATCTAATGAGTTGGAAGCAATTTGAGTGTTATAACTGGTTAATTCATAAGGAAAGTAGCTGGAATCCTAAAGCTAAGAATGGTAGTCACTATGGCTTAGGACAGATGCGATCTACTTGGTATAGAGATCTGGATCCTTATAAGCAAATAAAAGAACATATTAAGTATCTAAAGCATAGGTACGCTGGTGATGCTTGCAAAGCACTGGCCCACTTAGAGCATAAGGGCTGGCACTAATGCCCAATAAGAGATATAACACCGCTTACTACCAGAGAGTACGCAGTGAGGTATTACGACGCGATTACCACACTTGCCACTATTGTGGCCAAGAAGCCAACACAGTTGATCACTTGATACCTATAAGTAAAGGTGGTACTGATGAGAGCACTAATATGGTTGCTTGTTGCACTCGTTGTAACAGTGCTAAAAGAGACCGTATGGGGGGTAGCTTTTTTGAGCGCGTTTCCAGACCCACGACCCCCATCGGGAAGATTTTCCCCGAAAATGGCTCGGCCAAACATTATTTGGATTAAGCTGGCCTAATATGGAGCAATCAACTGAGATAGCCCGAGTTCGGGATGAATCGGCTTACCGAGGTGTGCCAAACCCTCGAATTCACACAAAACTCAACGATTTGCCCTCTTATGGCGAACAAATGATCAAATTCTGTGAAGAAATTGGTTATGAACTGCTACCTTGGCAACAATGGTTGGCTCATCATTCGCTTAAATACAAGCCAGACGGCCGGTGGGCTCACCCGGTTGTGACCTTGCTCTGCGCAAGACAACAAGGAAAAAGCACCTTTATGGCGCTTCAAATTTTGTTCAGAATCTACGTTTTGAAAGAGAAATTACAAGTTCATACTGCCCACAAGCTAACTACCTCGGCTGAATTGTTTTACAAAATATATGGAATTATTGAGCAGACTCCTAGATTGGCAGCCGAGTTCACTAAGAAGCTGGAGAGCAAGGGTTTTCAAGAGCTTCAGTTCACCGAAGGACGCCGTTATATCGTAAGAGCCAATAACTCAGCCGGTCGCGGCATCGCAGCGCCGGAAACTATTCACCTAGACGAAGCCCGCGAGTATAAGGATGAGGACGTCTGGTCAGCTTTACGCTATACGCAAATGGCTAGCCCCAATCCTCAAATATGGGTTTATTCAAATGCTGGCGACCAGCACTCAATCGTTTTAAACAAATTAAGGGAACGAGCTCTAGCCGCCATTCACGGCGGGTCGGATGATATTGGCTGGTTTGAATGGTCAGCCCCTCAAGGAATTAAATTCGATAACTCACCAGATTTCTGGCTAGGCGTCTGCCAAGCTAATCCGTCACTTGGTTATACGGTTCATCCAGATAATATTCGAGCGGTACTGTCAGACCCGGAAGATATTGTTCGAACTGAAGTTTTATGTCAATGGGTCGATACCATAAACCCAGTTATCAATCCGTCTCAGTGGGAAAGCTGTAAAGTTGAGGGGCTTCGGCTCAACCCTGAATCTGATACTTGGTTGGCTATCGATCTCAGTCCAGATAGAAAACAAGCAGCGTTAGTCGCGAGCCAAAGACTTGAGGGCGATAGATTTCAAGTTATATTGCTTCAGACTTGGAATAATCCAAGTAATCTGGACGATAAATCATTGGCTAATGACGTAGCTGACTGGGTACGCAAATATCCGGTACAGCTAGTCGCTTATTCAGCGCGTACCGCTGCCGCCGTTGCTGCGCGATTAGCACCGGCTGGTATTAGGACTGAGCCTATAGACGGCCTTGATTATGCGCAAAGCTGTGATGAATTACTGGGAGCTATCTCGTCACAGCGGTTGGCTCATTCTGGCCAAGAAGAGCTAACCCGCCAATGCCTAGCCGCCGTTAAGCTACCTTTCGGCGACGGCGGTTGGGTAATGGGGCGTAAAGTTTCCAATGCAGTTATAACTGGAGCAGTAGCTTCTGCTATGGCGACACACTATGCAACAAAACCCACAACAGGTGTTGATATTGTAATTATGTAGCACAGCGGCCCTACAATTTATGGCAAATGGGTGCTATTAGAGATTTCTTGTTTCCACAAGTAACTTTGGCTAAGCCTGAAAAGATTAGTGATGTTACAGCTGCACTAACTCCAATTCAGATTAGTGATCAGGTTTATAACATATTAGGCGGCCCGACAAATACAACGCGCCAACTAGCTATGAGCGTCCCAGCCGTTGCCCGAGCTCGCAACATTATCTGCGGCACAATTGGCTCATTACCTTTAACAACATTCAACCGTATTACTGGCCAATATGTAGATCCTCAGCGCGTTATTAATCAACCAGATCCAAGAGTTGCCGGTTTTGTTATTTACAATTGGCTGGCTGAAGATATTTGGCTTTATGGCGTTGGTTATGGACAAGTTTTGGAAATGTATTCAACAACTGATGGCGGTCGAGTTAGGGCTTGGACTCGCGTTAGCCCTGATCGCGTAACTGTTGATACAGATTTTAGAAATACCGAAATTACCGGTTATAAGGTAGACGGAATTGCTGTGCCTCTAACTGGTGTTGGTTCATTGATTCGTTTTGATGGCCCAGATGAAGGATTATTACACAGAGCTGGCAAAACAATTGCAGCCGCTGTTTACTTAGAAAATGCAGCTGTAAATTATGCAAAAGAGCCAGTGCCTTCAACAGTTATTAAATCTAATGGTACAAATTTGACAGCTGAAAGAATTTCTTCATTACTCGCAGCTTGGAAAACGGCGCGCCAACAAAAGGCCACAGCTTTTCTAAATGCTGATGTCACAATGGAAGCTATAGGTTTTGACCCGAAATCGTTACAGCTCGCGGAAGCACGCCAATACGTAGCCCTCGAATTGGCCCGCGCCTGTGGTATTCCGGCTTACTTCTTGAGCGCCGAAACTACTTCAATGACATATTCGAACGCGGTAAGCGAACGGCGCTCACTTGTTGATTTCTCTCTTCGCCCTATATTGAAGGCGATTGAGGAAAGACTATCGTTGCCGGATTTCGTACCAAATCCAGTAATGGTTCGTTTTGCGCTTGATGATTTCCTTCGCGGCAACGCTTTGGAAAGAGCGCAAGTTTATGAAATCTTAAATCGTATCGGTGCTATGTCGGTCGAGCAGATTCAAAGAGAAGAGGATCTAATCCCTAATGAAAATTAATATGCCAATGACTGTCACAGCGGCAGATACAGTAAAGCGTACAATTAGCGGCACTATTGTTACTTGGAACGAGCAGGGCAACACTTCAGTTGGGCCAACTGTTTTTGCTGCTGATTCTATTGAAATGAAGCCGGTAAAGCTTTTACTTGAGCACGACCGCACTCGCCCAATTGGAAAACTAATGTCTCACGAAGTTACCAAAGACGGAATTGTAGCTACATTTAAAATTGCCAACACTATGGCCGGAGAAGACGCGTTAGTTGAAGCGACAGAAGGCTTACGCGATGGTTTTAGCGTTGGCGCACAAATTAACGAATGGACAAATAACAAGGGCGTAATGCAGATTACTTCTGCAACCCTTGATGAAGTTTCTCTAGTAACTGATCCAGCAATTGATTCAGCTCGGGTCAGTGAAGTAGCAGCTTCAGAAAATGAGGCACCTAAAGAAGATTCTGCTCCGGCGACCGCTGAAGCAGACCAACCAACCGAAGGAGAACAAGTGTCAGACACTACCGTTCCAGCTCCTGCCGAAGAAACGGTAGAAGCTGCTAAGGTGGAAACTGTTGCGGCATCTCGCCCAGCTTTTTACACCGCTCCTCGCCTTGAGTTCACAAAGGCTAAATACCTAGAGAATAGCGTTCGCGCTAAACTCGGTGATGATTCTGCTCGCCAATATGTTATGGCAGCTGATGACACCACTTCAAACAATGCTGGCTTGATTCCAACACGTCAGCTAACCGAAATAATTAACCCGCTATCAAACGCTGATCGTCCAGCTGTTGATTCAGTATCTCGCGGCGTTTTGCCAGATGCAGGAATGTCTTTTGAGATTCCAAAGCTAACCGCAGTACCAACAGTCGGCGAAGAAGCTGAAGCAGCTGCAATCGATGAGACAGGAATGACAAACGAATTCCTCTCAGTATCAGTTAAGAAGTACGCCGGAGGTCAGACATTCTCCGTAGAGCTTCTAGATCGTTCCTCACCTGCTTTCTTTGATGAGCTTGTTCGTCAAATGGAATTTGCATATGCAAAGGCAACTGATGTCGCTGTAATCGCTGGCCTAGTTGCTGGCGGAACAGATGGCGGAAACCGCACACTTGATGCAGCTGGTTTCTTGGACTTCGTATCAGATGCTTCTGTATCTGTTTATAAGAACACTCTTGGAACAGCGACAAACATTCTTGTTTCTCCAGAACAATGGGGCAACATTATGAATCTTGCTGATGCTGGCCGTCCGATTTATCAAAACCTAATCGGCCCATCCAACCAAGGTGGAAATCTATCCGGCGGTGCAGTTCGCGGTAACGTTCTAGGTCTTGACCTACGCGTTGCACGTAACCTAGCTGTATCTGCTCCGACAGGAGACAACTCAATCATCATCATCAACCCAGATTCATACACTTGGTATGAGTCATCACGTTTCCGTCTACAAACAAACGTAGCACTAAACGGTCAAATTGAGGTTGCATACTACGGCTACGGCGCATTGGCTACTAAGGTGGCTGCCGGTGCTTATAAGTGGATGGTTGCATAACCAAAACTACAATAGTGACGGCCAGTCCGCTCCCGAGCTGGCCGCTCACCCCTTAGATCGAAAGGAAACGAGATGCCAACAATTGTTACAGCTTCAGAGCTGAGGACTATTCTTGGCGTCTCGTCTTCCCTATATTCTGATGCGTATTTAGATGATATTGTGGATGCTAGCGAAAATCTAGTTCTTCCAATGCTTGTAACGTTTCAAAGCAAAATAAATAAAGTTAAATTAGAAAATAATGTGGCATATTTCCACACTGCGACAATTCACGAATTTACTGAAGGTCAATCGGTTATAATCACCGGATGCGGCGCTCCCTTCAACGGTACTCATACCGTTACAGATGATTTGATTTCTGATTATGTATTTACCGCCGCTATCACAAATGCAGATATATTGGAAAAGAACATTATCCCAGCCGGAAATTCTGCGCTCTCTGGATTATCGACATACGTCGGAAATGCCAATGTTGAAGCTGCCGTATTGGCTATTTCTGTCGAAATCTTTCAATCTCGTACAGCCGCAGGAGGCGCAATTGAAGGAGTAGATTTTAACGTTACTCCTTACCGTCTATCTAAAAATCTACTAGCTAAAGTGACCGGATTGCTCGGCCCTTATCTTGATGTTGAGGCGATGATCGGATAATGCCAGCATCTAGCATTTCGACAGATGTTCGCGGCGCAATTAAAACAGCTCTTGCTGGTGTCACCGCTAACGTTTACGATCACGTTCCAGAATCACCTATCGTTCCAGCTGTTGCGATAGTTCCAGATTCGCCATATTTTGAATTGGAATTAATTGGCAAAAGCCTTACTCGCGTCAAACTTAATTACACGATCACTGCCTGTGTCGCTTACTTTTCAAACGCAGCGTCATTAGATAATTTAGAAAAACTCATAATTAGTATTCTTGGAGCGTTAAGCGCATCCAAGTATGAATTATCAACGGTTGAAAAACCGTCGGTAATGACAGTAGGCACAACAAACCTCTTGTGTGCTGATATTCGCTTGAGCGTCCGCTACGAGCAAACTTCTTAAGGAGAAACAATGGCAACGACAGTAATCACTGGCCGCGATGTCACTTTCACGTTGGACTCACAGTCTTACGATGCTCAGGCGACTTCCGCGACCCTTGCAGCTGAGACAATTATTGAGACATACCAGACTCTTGATGGTCGAGCTTATAAATCCGTTGATAAGCAATGGACTTTTACAATCGAACTATTGCAAGATTGGGGAGCTACTGGCTCACTATTCGAAGCAATGTGGTCAGATGCTGAATCAAACCCAAATACAACTTTGGCGGTAAGCTTCACAGCTGCAACCGGCGCTGTATTTGCGTTTAACGTATTACCAGTATTTCCAAGCGCCGGTGGAGCAGCTCCAGGAGCTCTCACTGATACTTGGACAATGACAGTAGTCGGCACACCAACAGAAACTTTTAGCGCGTAGAAATCGGAGCAATCGGGAGATGAAATTACCAATCACAATTGAATATAGCTCAGGCGAATTAGCTACTTATGTGGCTCAGCCGCCAGAGTGGGCGAAATGGGAAAAGACCACTGGCAAGACAATTTCCGATACTGCTAATGGGATTGGCGTATGGGATTTGTTATTTCTGGCGTATAGTGCTTATAAACGCGAAAACGCTGGAAAGCCAGTGAAGTCTTTTGAGATCTGGATGGAAACTGTCTCAGATGTAAACCCGGGAGTAAATGACCCAAAAGTTATAAACGCGGAAGTCTAGGGCGGCTAATTGTGGAGCTAGCAATAGCGACACAAATTCCGATGCAATACTGGACAGAAGCGGAAGATATACTTACAGCGATAGAGATTTTGGAGAAGCGAAACGGTGGCTGATAGCGTTGATTTTAGTCCGTATAGTAAGCGCGAGCTTGCTTCTCTGGCTAAGACATTTACAGTTATGGGCGATGCCGCTGTTGAAAGCGCACAAAAAGTTTCGTATGAAATCGCCTCGTTGGCAAAGACAGAAATTGCCCAAGCAGCCGGAAGCCGTAGTAAAAATGGAGAAGGAGCGCGAAGAGTCGCCAACGGTGCTTCAATCTCTCGTACTTCAAAGACAGGGCGTCTATCTTACGGTTTCGATGGTCAGCGTTTCTCTGGGGGCGGCTCGACCAAAAGTTTATGGCGAGGATTGGAATTTGGAAGCCGCCGATTCAAGCAATTTCCAGAATGGTCTGGACGTTATGGCAAAGGATCACGCGGCTGGTTCATATATCCAACCCTTCGCAAAATTCAGCCTCAATTGACTTTGATGTGGATGAAAGAAGTCAATAACGTAATCAAAGACTGGAAGAACTAATGGCACAGGATTACAGAACGTTAAAGCTTGAAGTTCTAGCCGAAACCAAGCAATTCGTTGCGGGGATGAATAAAGCCAATGATGAGACTAAATCATTTGGCGACAAATTGGGTGATTTTGGTAAGAAAGCCGCAGCTGCTTTTGCAGTAGTCGGTGCAGCTGCCGGTGCTATGGCTATAAAAATCGGTAGAGAAGCAATTGCCGCAGCTTCTGATTTAGCTGAAACTACCAGCAAAGTTGGCGTTATATTTGAGACGGCCGCCGCTGACATTGAATCATTTGCTACGACCGCAGCGGCGTCATTAGGTCAGACTCGTACTCAGGCTATGAACGCCGCAGCTACGTTTGCGACATTCGGTAAATCCGCTGGATTGGCCGGTAAGGATCTGTCTACCTTTTCAATTGAATTTGTTAAATTAGCTTCTGATTTAGCTTCTTTTAATAACACAAGTATTGATCAAGCTATAAATGCTTTAGGCGCTGCGTTGAGAGGTGAATCTGAGCCAATTCGCGCTTATGGTGTATTGCTTAACGATGCCACCTTAAAAGCTAAAGCTATGGAAATGGGCTTGTATTCTGGTAAAGGAGCTCTAGACGCTCAAGCGAAAGTTCTTGCAGCCCATAAGGTAATTTTGGAGCAAACGAGGGATGCGCAAGGAGACTTTGCTAGAACTTCCGATGGACTTGCTAACTCCCAGCGAATTTTGTCCGCTCGAATTGAAGAAACTAAAATTATTTTAGGAACTGCATTACTACCTATAGCCAATGCCGTTGTTAAATTCTTCAATGAAAATTTAGTACCCGTACTTGAAAAAATTGCTGGAATGTTTTCCGGCGGTGAAGGCGGGGGGATTACCGATAAAATTCAAGAATTTGTAACACAAGTCGGTGATTTTATGCTTCCGATTATTGATGCTTTAAAAGGTGCGTTCGAAAACATCTCTAATGCCATAACAACAAATAAAGATAATTTTGCTGCTCTACTTCAAGCTTTCAAAGTCATTTATGATTTTGCCATTACTTATTTAATGCCAATATTAAAAACCAGTTTAGTAAATGCAATCAACGGAATCGGCATAGCTTTTAGTGCAGTTTTAAAAGTAGTAACGCCTATTATCGGCACAATCAGTAAATTGATTTCTGGAATTGTTACAGTTGTAGATAATGCAGTTCAGGCAATCAAACGCTTAGTAAATACTGCGATTGATGCTGTCAATAAAGTTATTGCGGCATATAACAAGATTCCCGGGTTACCAGACATTAATCCTATTCCTAAGATTGGATCTTCATCGGGCGGCAACACTGTGCCGGATTCATCTAGGCCAAATATTAATTTGCCGGGCTCTGGTGGATCTTCAACGGGCGGCGCTTCTACGGGTGGTGGGACTGATGATGCCACTGTTAATCAAGGTAAAAGTACCGAAGAAGCTAAAAAAGATAGCGAAAAATCAAAAAACAAAGGTAAGGTTATCGAGGGCGAATTCAACGCTGGTCGTTTCCGTATGGGTGAAGAAGCTTCCAAGGCTATCGATGGATTTATTTCCGATGAGTTTAGCGCCGGTCGTTTCCGTATGGGTGAATCACGTTCGATGTCCCCGGCTGTTAATATCACTGTAAACGGTGCGATAGATCCACAATCGACAGCTCGTCAAATCGCAGATATTTTAAATAATGAGGCTGCCGTAGCTGGTAGCTTCACGGGGCTAGGATTAAACAGATTTTCAAATAGGGCCGAATAATGATTTGGACGATAGATCCGACTGTTCAAATAAACGGCACAAATTACACAAGCGATACTCTCAATGGCGTTTCTATAACCTATGGCCGTTCTGTTATTTGGGAACAACCCCGAGCCGGTTATGCGCAAATTCAAATATTAAATACGGATGATTCGCCTTTAAGCGTTCAATTGAATGATCCGGTGACAATTGCAGTTGATGATTCGGCTGGTAGCCCTTTAACGGTTTTTACCGGCAAAGTTCAAAGTATTAGTAATTCCGTTCAGGCTTTAGGCACTTCCGGAAAAGTAGTGATTCATACAGTTACAGCGATTAGCCCTATGGCTGATATGTCTCGCGTTATTACGCATACTACGAGTTTTCCAAAAGAATATGATGATGATCGGTTGAATAGGATATTAACGGATTCTGGAGTAACTATTGACGTAGTGGATACTCCGGGGGTTTATGAATTCACGGCTAGCACACCGCAACCCGGCGACTGTTATTACTGGGCTAGCTTTTATGCTCAAATGGCTTTTGGTTATATTTATGATACTACTGATGGCAAAATAGGTTATGCTAATGAATCGCGGAGAACGGTAGAAGCTGCTACCAATGGTTATTTAACAATTCCCGAAGATGTCATTTTATATCGCGGTGTCAATTCCGAAATTAATCTAAATAACTTATTAAATAAAATACGGCTTGAATACAAAGCCAATGCAATTGTAACGGCTGAAAGTACGAGCTCTATTACCTCTTACGGCGAACAGGCTGCCGACATTAAAACTGAGTTAGAGGACGCAACACAAGCTCAATTTCAAGCGGATCGCTACATTACCTTACGCTCAACCCCTCAAACGGTTCTCAAAAATTTCACTGTTCAACTTAGTGCTCCGACTATCACAAGCGGTGTTCTTGATGGCCTTTTAGCCGTTTATATGGGTAAACCCGTACAAGTTCTAGATTTTCCAAACGGCGTTTATAACGGCACTTTTAAGGGTTTTGTTGAGGGCTGGAATCTCACTATAAATCAGAACTCCGCCAACCTAAATTTGAACGTCACCAAGAACACCCTAAGTATCACCCCGACCCGCTGGCAAGACGTTTTAGCTACCCTTCAATGGGAAGATGTAGACCCTGCGCTAGAATGGGCAGACTATGAGTAGGAGAACAAGTTGGCACTGAGTCCCAATTACGGCTGGATTGAGCCGGACGATTCTGACTTTGTCAAGGATGGCGCGTTAGCCATTCGAGACTTAGGAGACGATATTGACGCTACTGTTCACACGATTGATCTCCAAGTTCAAGGCTTAATTCACCCTTTCCTATTGATGGGAGCATAAATGGCAACGACATATAAAATCCTCGGACAGAGCGCACCGGCGGCAACCACAGAGGTTGATTTATACACAGTGCCGGCTGCGACAAACGCAATCGTATCCACAGTTACTGTATGTAATAGGGGAGCATCTTCTGGCACTTTTCGCATTTATGTGAGCCCAGCGGGAGCTGCCACAGCAAACGCCAATTATTTGGTTTATGACGCTACTTTAGATTCTAAAGCTTTTATAGCATTTACTTTAGGAATTACGCTTAATGCTACAGATGAATTAAGAATTTACGCATCTACGACCGACTTTAGCTTTAATGCATTTGGAACGGAGCTCGCTTAATGGGTATTTCAAAAATTCCAGCGGCAAAAATAAAAACTCAAGAATTTACTAGTGGAACGACTGCTTGGGTTGCTCCTTCAGGCGTTTATTCCGTTGAAGTTTTACTGGTAGGCGGCGGCGGAGGCGGAGGAAATTCTTACGGCACCGGAGCGCGAAACGCCGGCGGCGGCGGTGGTGGTGGTCAGGTGATTAAAAAAAATATTTCAGTTACTCCGGGAACGTCTTATAATGTTGTAATTGGTGCTGGTGGTGCTGGAGGTAACGCAGCGGCTTCAACAAATGGGTCAAATGGTTCATCTTCTACTTTTGGCGCATTATTGACCGCACTTGGTGGTGGAGGTGGAAGTGCTCCACAAACAACACCTTCAAACGCTGGGGCTAATGGTGGCGGGCTTGGTAACTCTCACGCAACTAATACACAATACGCCGGCGGCGGCGGCGGTGCGGGTTCTACAACAACGATGTCTTTGGTCGCTAGAGCTGGTGGACTTGGAGTAGCTGGAAATCCCGGAAATGCTTGGTCACAAAGTGCGGACACAATCGCGTATGGCTCAACAGCTAATGGCGGCTCTGGTCTATTAGGTTTTGGAGGTGGTGGAGCTGGAGGGGCGTCTGCCGCAATTTCAAATAATTTTGGTGGTTCTGATGGTGGCGGTAATGGCGGCGCAAACTCCGCTGGCACAAATGCCACAGCAAACACCGGCTCAGGTGGTGGTGGCGCGGGTTCTACGACCGCAACTACAAATAATATAGGCGGTAATGGCGGCTCAGGTTATTGCCTTTTGACTTGGACGGAGTTCTAAAAATGGCGCATTTTGCTGAAATTGATGAAAACAATATTGTTGTGCGAGTTTTAGTTGTCCCTGATAAATTTGAAAGTGACGGCGAAAATTATCTAGCTAATCAATTAGGGTTAGGTGGCCGCTGGATTCAGACTTCATACAATAACAAAATTCGAGGCAAATTTGCTGGATTGGGTGATTCTTATGATGAAACTAATGATGTTTTTGTAGCTACTCCTAGTCCCATAAGAATTGATGACGATGGCGAAACTTTGTAAGGCTGGTCAGCAGCTTAGAGAGCAGATTGACGATGATTATCCTGATCGCGATCGGAAGTCTGATGGCTGGATTGCTGACGCTCGCCACGTTGCAAAGGGCACTTCTGATCACATTCCAAAAGACGGAATCGTTAGAGCTTTAGATATTGATGCCGACCTCAATGCACACAAAGAAGAAGCTTATGCTTTGGTTGAGAAGCTTCGTAAATGTGCCAAGCGAGGCGACAAACGCATTAAATATATTATCTATGACGGCCAAATAATGAGCCCGATATTGAATTGGAAACGCAGAAAATACAGGGGTGCAAACCCTCACCGCTCGCATTTTCACGTCAGCTTTACAACTCTGGGAGACAAAGACGGCAGTTGGTTCGACCTAGAAGGAGAAAGACAAAATGCTAAACGACCTAAAAAAAGCGGCAGCGAGTTGGGCAAAGACGTTTATAGCGACAGCGCTGGCGACTTACTTAGCGACCGGCTTAGATGTACAGACTATCGCCAATGCTGCTATTGCTGCCGTATTGCCGAGCATAATCAACTGGCTTAACCCTAACTACGAGCGTTACGGCAAAATCAAATAATGGCAGCTTCGGACATAGCGGCCTTTATCGCCTCTGTGCTTGGATCTATTGGGCTCTTAATTGCCGGTCTCCGCTACATCATAAAACTTGAGAATCTTCCGATTGTGTCGCGACTAGACAAGATGGAGTCTCAGCTAGAATTAGCCCTCCAAGCAAAGGTGGTTAGAAGTGGCACAGGCAAAAAGAGGCGTTAAAAAGCCGGTCAAGAAGATTGCTAAAAAGCGCCGCACAGTTAAAGAACTGCCTACAAAGCTTGATTTTTGGGCTATTGCCGCTAAAGAAATTTATGAAACTTTGCGTAAAAATGGAATGGATGAAGGCACAGCTTTAGCTTTCGCTATGGATCGCAGCTCTTGGCCTGACTGGGTAGTTGATCCTTCCGACCCAATAAAGAAAATCGGCTGGGAAGATGGCGAAGAGGACGTCTAATTTACTTAAGAGAAGCTGAACTCTTTGAAGCGCTAAGAGCCGTTTATCCGGACTTAACGCCCTTATCAGCGACCGACCGAGCTGACGGCATAACTCACGATGCCTATATCGAAATGAAGTGCCGCCGTACCCATTACCCCACTCTTTTGATTGAGAAGAAGAAGTGGGATTATTTGGCCGATATAAGGGCTAGAACGGGCGCTAGGACGCTTTATATTAACTCCACCCCACAAGGGGTCTATCAGTTCGATTTAGGGGCTCTAGAAGCCCCAGAATGGCATTTAAAGCTACTTCCAGCCAAGACAGACTTTGCGGGTAGCCAGAAGATTGAGAAGCTAGCGGGCTATTTAGACATCCGCCACGCCGAGCTACTACTTGTCTAAATCCATTTAATTAAATACATTTAACCCACTAAATCCATTTAACGGGTTTAGAAGGGAGAATAAATGATAGTTACACCGGTAACAATTCGATTTGATTCTACCTCCGGCGCTTGGTCTGATGGCAATAATTACGTCAAAGGCCAGTTGATTCGGAGATATGCAATTGAATCGCTAGGTAGAAAATCAGTTAGAGGGCGATTGAGCCGCGATGAAATCTCAGCCTATTGGCTAGACCGATTTGGGGTGAACGCCGATGTTCAATGAGTATAAAGACGCCATAATTTTTGGCAGCTGGGTAATGTTTTTATTAATTACCAATCGAGTCATTATCTCAGTTAAAGCCAAAGCTTTTAACGAAGGATTTAAAAGGGGGAGGGCTAGCTTAAATGTCAGAGAGATCGTTAAGTGACTGGATTAGCGAAGCTAGTAACACCCTCGAGGACAGGGGGCTCGAATATGGCGACCCGAGGCACAATTTACTACGCATTTACAAAATCGCGAGAGTCCTTGGTGTTCAGCTCAGAGACCCATCTGACTTGGCACTTATCTTTATCGCAACAAAACTCAGCCGAATGGTGGAGAGTCCAGAGCGCGAGGATTCGTATCTCGATCTCATTGGATACTCCGCTATCTTATCTTTTTGCCGATTCAGTTCACCAGAGGATTGGGACGACGTTGAGTCTGACTCGCAACTCTAACCCGCGCCAATGGTGCGATTACTGCAAAACAAGATTTGGTCAGCTAAAGGATGGTTCTTGGCATTTAAAAGCCCAAGTGCCAGCCGTTTGGAAAGTAACCAGCGAAACTCCTAGCCGGAGAGGAATGGTTCGTTTCTACTGCCAAGAATGCGCCAATGAAGCTCAAAAGTGGGCTGATGGAACATTCTGGTCATTGAAAGAACAATTAGATTATGCGATAGCAAATTTCGCAACACAGGAGAAGTTAAATGTCGAATTACCTTGATGATTATGTTTCAGTGCAAGACCGCTTAAAGGAGTTTATAAATGCCTACCCAGACTATCGGATCAAAAGTCACGTACTGGAGGAATCGCTTATTCCTACTTGTGACGTTTATATTGTTAAAGTCGAGTTATATCGCACTGAAGCGGACGCTGCGGCTTGGACGACTGGTCTTAGCTCAGAGTCAAAATCAAAACAATATGCGCTCGAGCTTGCCGAGACTGGGGCGCTTGGCCGAGCTCTCAATCTCGCTGGGTATTTTGCTAAACCAGCTGGCGCACCTAGAAAACCTATTCAGACAACGAAGCCTCAATTGGCCGAATTTATTAAAGAGCAAAGACCAAACGATCCAGAGCCAATAGTCTGGGACGTTAGCCAAATGGTTGAGGAGTTAGGCGCTGAAGTAATTGATGAAGTGCCACTATGCACCGGTGGAGATGGCCCGATGATTCTTAAGCAAGGAGTTAAAGAGGGCAAGGAGTATCGCGGCTGGGTATGCCCAACGCCTAAGTCCGGTCATCCTGCTAAGTGGATGAAAATCAATTCCGACGGCTCTTGGAGCTTTCAGCGATGATTGATGACGCTCATCCCTTCAAATGCGGAAACTGTAAAAAAGTAACCGCACAAAGACTGGTCAATGTTTATGACAGTGAATTAGTCGAAGGGGAGAAGGTCTGGCTTTGTGAATGTCAGAATTGCTTTGAACAGCGATTAATTGATCCGACTGAACGAATAGCCAATAAGGAAGATGACATAACAAGATGTGACCAATGCGGTAATTACAAAATGAAAGCTGCTAAATGTCGAATCTGCCTAATAGCTGCCGGACAGGAACGCATCAAAGAGCTTTATTGGACTGGTGGAGCTACGATGGAAAGGTTTATCGATGCCGATTTATGAGTTCAAGTGCGATAAATGCGAAAACATTCAAGATGTCGCACTGGGATTTGATGCGCCTAAAGAAGTAATCTGCGAGAAGTGTGGAGTGCGTATGTTCCGGGTCTGGACAGCCACTCCAACTCACTTCAAGGGGGATGGATGGGCGAGCAAGACGAAGTAAAGCGGCGTATTCATAGCCTCAGTTATATCTATCAAATGATGAGCTGGGGCTTTGACAAAGAGTTTATAGCCCGGGATATGGGCGTTAGCTTGAGTTCATTAGAAACCAGATTAAGAAGAGCAAGAGTTAGGGAGCAAAATGGGAATCAAGGAGCTGAGCCTAGAACTAGCAGCTGTGACGATGATAGAGCAGGAGGCGAAGAAGGCTAAAGACAGCCTTAGAGAGCGCCTAAAGGCCGAAATGGATCAGATTGGCGCTGACAGGGTAAAAGCTGAGATAGAAGGCGAACAGGTGGCTTATGTGACCACTACAAAGCCTAAATTCAAATGGAACGTACAAAATGAACGTAAATTTGTACAATGGGTGAAAGACAACTGTCCTGGCGAGTTAGTCGAATCAGTAAGAGAGTCATCAAGAGACATAATCTTAGACAAATTCACTTATACCGATGATGTAATTATCGATCCAAATGGGGAAATAGTAGATTGGTTAGAAGGTTCGACAGCTGATCCGTATTTAATGACTAAGTTTGCTGCTGATGGTAGGGAAACGCTGAAAAACGCGTTTCAAACAGGCCAGTTAGAATTTAAGAAGATTTGGGAGATAGAAGGGTAAATGGCTAACGATGAGCTTTATACGCCTAAATATATATTTGATGCTCTAGGTGTAATCTTTGAACTAGATGTGTGCGCTCCTATTGGTGGCCCATTACACACCCCAGCCGTTGATTATTACGATATTAATTCCGATGGTTTAACAGCTGATTGGTATGGAAAAGTATGGATGAATCCGCCATTTAGCGGACCGAAAGAATGGGTAAATAGATGGTTAGATCATAAAAACGGAATTTGTCTATTGCCTATGGGTGGAAATGGTAATTGGTTAGGCAAAATGTGGGATAGTGAGGCAGTTTGCTTGTTAATGCCGCCGAATGTGCCATTTATAAATACCGAAGGAGAGGTAAAGAAAATTAGTTATAGAATAAGTTTGTGGGCAATAGGTGAGAGCAATATCACAGCACTTAAAATGTCCGGTTTGGGTAAGATTAGGTAGGTATGTCCTCTTGACACTACTGCTACCATCTCGCCGAGCGCGGGCCCGAAGGCCAGCCCACTCAGCGAAGGTTGAGGGGGGCTATTGCCTTCGTTTGATAACTACGGCATTAGTCGCACTTACATTG